CAACGATCGATGCGCAGTGCATTATCGCATCAATCACCGGTCAGGGACTGGGTGCTCAGGACAGATGGAACGGCCGCATTGATGCCAGTGATGATATGCCGCTGATTTTTTTCTCCGGGATGCAGCACTGGACGCTGAATGGTGAGGTGGTCGCTTCTGTTGATGCACCGACCGAGACCGGCGCTTCGGATCAGATTGGAAAGATATTGATGACCGGTATGTCACTTCACCTGATTTCCGATAACCTTCGAGTTTTTACGCCGGTCGTTCACGATGTGATCGATACGAGTGATAAGCGGAAGATGTCCTACAGCACGGTTTATGTGGCAGACGATACGCAGTTTGAACTGCGGAAAGCCTATGAGATTTCCGGCGGCGTTGAGAAAGACCTGGATCGCGGCAGGATGGACAGCCTTACGATTTCAACGACGGACTTTGAGAAACTGACCAGCCTTGTGATCCACCCGTTTGTCACAAAGCCGTTTATCAACGGGGAAATGACAAGAGCGGAGGTTCTTTCCGGAACGGATTACACATTCCTTTCGGATGCAGGGGTTTCGCTGAAGAAAGCATATGAAGTAACGATCACGGGTCAGGAGCAGACGATTGACCGCGGCGGCATGGCAGTCTATCCGCTGGGGCTTACTGCTTTTGATACGGTAGCAGAACTGGAGGTGCGAAGTGGTTGATTATTATTCGATCAAAGAGCTTCTGCGCGGGACCGACAACATGACCATCATCCGGGATAATTCCGGTAATGATGATGGTACGGACACGGTCACGGGCGTGGGCTGGTTTACCTATAACTCGGTAGCAGCAGAAAACATCTATGTAAATGGAAACTCGTGGATGGGCATTGGATCAAATGCCGAGCAGGTCAAGGTGCATCGTAGGGATGCAAAGGTCTGGACCATCCGGAGAGAGGAAGGAACGATCTACGGATATTACAAGTTCCTGCGCATCCGCTGGGAGGGCTATTCCTACTACAGTGCGACCAGTGAGGATGTACGTCTTGTCTGGGACCTGATCCTTCTGGATACAAAGGATATCGTTCTCCGCTTTGAGAAGGTTCCGACGAACGCATCCTATCTTGGCGAGTGCGTTCTGGTGACCGGAGCCGGGAATATATCCTTTACGCCTGCGGCGGGGAAGATGATTCATTTCGAGCATCAGGATGATACGGGAACAGCCTTTGTAATGGCTGACGGAGAGCCGCTTCTCTTGGATCCGTATAACCGCAGATATCTTGTGACGGATGCTGCCGGTGACATTTATACGGTTGAAGAGGGTGCACTGATGAAGCTCGCAGAGACGGAGCTGACCGCAGAGGTTTTTGAAACATATGGCGTGCAGGATATCCCGGACGGAGCGTTGCTTCTGACACTCACGGATCCTACGATCCTTTACTGGCATGATTCAGAGAACCACTTTCCTCCGTTTACGGCAAGCTATACCGGAGTGCCCAAGCCGCAGGTGATCTATTCTGAGAACATCGACATGAGCGACGCCTCCATCATCGGTATAGAAAAGGTAACTGTGGACGCAGACGATAATGCGCTGTTTGCTGTTTCCTTTGATGACGGTGAGACCTGGTGGACCTGCGTGGAAGGAACCTGGGCACAGCTTTCCGAAGAAAAGTCCGGTATGACGAAAGCCGGTCTTGAAGGAATCAGTACGAACGTCTGGTCGGAGAAAGCCGTCACCGGTCAGCTTAAATACCGGATCGTGATCAGCGGTGAGAACGGCTATGTCAAAACGATCACGACGGACTATCTGAATACGGAGGAATAAACCATGCTGAAAGGGAAAAGCATTATAGAACTGACGAATGTCAGAACTGGCGAGAAAGAACGGTACGAGGATGAGAACCTCGTGACGAAAGCGGTCGCGGACGTACTGAACACGAACCTGCAGGGCACCATGTATGATAATACGCAGTTCGACGGACAGTACGGCGAAGGCTGGATGCTTCCGATTTATTCCAAACTGACCGGAGGAGTCCTGCTCTACCAGAATGAGATCACGGAGGACCCGGCGCAGATTTACGCGCCGCTGGATAATCCCCTGATCGGTTATGCGTCCAATGACGTGAATACGACAGAAGATGTGCAGAGAGGAAGCCGCAATCTTACGGAAAGCAAAACCGTGGATGGTGGCTTCAAATATGTCTGGGATTTTGCGACGTCCCAGGCGAACGGAACGATCTCCTGCATCTGCCTGTCGAATATCCTTGCTGGTCGCGGATGCAAGTATGCGAATAACTACTTTGTGAGGATCAAGGCAGACACGGTCATTGACGGCCAGGTCAGCACGGATGACTATCGGCACAACCACAGGACCTATCCGGAAGCAGGATATCGGCTGGAGATGATCGCTGTTCATAATGAAACCTCAGTGAGGCTTCGGAAGATTCCGGAAGATTATATCCATGCAAGGCTCATGAACAGGACCTATACGCAGATGGCTCTTACGGCAAGCGAAGAGACTACGGTAGAGATGAACCATTATCCGTACTGGGTGCATTTCATTGACGGAAGTAAGGACAATACCGATGAGCCTTACTGGAATGATACAACCAGACAGGATTATCTCTTCCATGCTGCAGACGGCAACTGGTACGGCATCAGCAGAAAAGATAATCGAAAGTATGTCGGCATGTATTACGGATCAGAAAGATACGACCACACCAGTTATGAGTTCTTTATGGACAAGATCAGTGGTGACAGCTGCACGACGCAGAAGATCGTGCTTCCATCCGGGACTTCAGATGTCAATCATATCGGCATGAGCGGGAAGTGGCTCATGTTTGCAATAAGCGGAACCGTCTACCGACTGGATACGACAAATGTGGCAAACGTGGAAGTCGTTCCGAATGCAGGTTATACGGACAATCAGCAGTTTACCTTCTGCGTGGACGATGAGGTCGTGATCAACGGCTGGTATTACTATGACGGTCAGCCGAAGCTCTATGTCCGGGCCAAGGATACATACGGCGACGGACAGCAGTGGGGGCACAGGATAATTTCTCGGTATAAGACCTATGCCTATCAGGAATTTTTCTACAGCTACTACGGCTGGAAGTTCCGAAAGGAAGCATATCTTTACACGCCGTACCTGGCCACAATCAACAACCTGTCCTCACCGGTCATCAAGACGGCAGATAAGACTATGAAGATCACCTATACGCTGACAGAAACGGAGGAGACGGCATGATACAGTTTGAAGTTCCCTATAACCTGGATCCGGAGTACCCGGATAAACTCGTCAGGCGGGGCAACCTGATTTCATATATCGACAGTATCTATGCGGCGGCGTGGAAGGGAGACTGCGATAATACCCGCTTTGATATTACCTATCGGGACAGTTATCCAAAGACCTATGAGGAATATGTCTCTCGACTGAAGGGCGTGATGGCTCTTGGCATTCCGGTCAGCATCCTGGCCCAGCGCGGAGCGACGATCACGATGATCAAAAGATACAGGACGCTTGGGGTTCATCATTTTATTCTGAATGACGATAAGCTCGCGGCAAGGATCAAAGAGCAGTATCCGGAGATCAAGCTGACGCTTTCGATCACGAGGTCACTGACGCTTACGGAATTACAGCAGGGTGATTTCAGGATGTATGACAGGATCGTTCTATTTCACTGGTTTGCCAGACACTTGCAGGAGCTGCCGTTTCTTCCGAAGGATTATCAGTATGTGATGATCTGTAACAGCGGCTGCTACTATGATTGCAAATGGCATGACCGGCATTGGTTTCTGCAGGCAGATACGCTGGAAGAATACCGGAAGGAATCCGATATCGCCTGCAGCGCCTGCATGAGGATTCTGGAAAAAGGTAAGCAGCAGTCCTCCATTATCGAACCGGAGGACCTTTCGTATTTCGATCCTTATATCAGCTGCTACAAACTGGTGGACCGGTACGACGAGACGGACACGATCTTCAATAACCTTTATTCCTATGCAATGCGCTCAGGGAGTGGCGGTAAGCCTCGAGAATACTACGAACTGTAAGACATTATTTTATAAATGGAAGGAAACAGCCTGCGGGCTGTTTTTTTAGTGGCAGAGAAGGGAGTGATGCATATGACGACACCTTGGGACATCATCGTCGCGATCGTTGCGTCGTTTCTGGGGTCAGGCGGCCTGTGGGCATTTATTGCTTCACGGGCGAATAAGAAATCTGCGAATACAAGGCTTCTGATGGGGCTTGCCTATGACAGGATCATGAGCCTGTCCGGCAAGTACATCAGTCAGGGGTATATCACGCAGGATGACTATTACAGCCTGTATCAGCATCTCATAACGCCGTATCTCGAAGCAGACGATGAAGATGGAACTGTAAAACGCGTATCGGCAAAGATCGATGCGCTGCCTATCAGAGAGGAAGGAGCAACAAATGAGCAACAAAACTTATGACACACTGAAATGGATCGCACAGGTACTGATCCCGGCGCTTTCGACGCTTTATGTGGCGCTCGGAACGATATGGGGCTGGCCGTACCTGGAGGCGGTCGCGGGATCCCTTGCGGCGATCGACACCTTCATGGGCGTACTGCTTGGGGTATCCTCGATCAATTATCAGAAGACGAACAACACGGGCGGCTCACAGGCAATAGAAAAGTGAACCAAGAGTACAGGAGGGAGCGGTGAAAAAGCCGCTCCTTCACTAATTTAGGAGGAAATATGGGTTACACGAATAGTTCTATGGTAGCTTTTACGCGCCTGAGCCCGAATCATTCCGGACAGAGGGTGCACAGTATTGACAGGATCACGCCGCACTGCGTTGTCGGCCAGTGCACGGCGGAGGGTCTTGGTGAGTGGTTTGCGGCAAAGAGCACGCAGGCCTCCAGTAACTACGGCATTGACCGTGACGGCCGCGTCGGTCTTTATGTAGAAGAGAAGAACCGTTCCTGGTGCTCCTCTTCGAATGCGAATGACCAGCGTGCGATCACGATCGAGTGCGCTTCGGATGCGGCTGAGCCTTATGCATTCAGGGATGTCGTTTACCAGAGATTGATCGAGCTCTGCACGGATATCTGCAAGAGAAACGGCAAGACAAAACTGCTCTGGTTCGGTGACAAGGATTACACGCTGAACTATGAGCCGAAGCCGGGCGAGATGATCCTTACGGTCCACAGATGGTTTGCGAATAAATCCTGTCCGGGCAGCTGGATGTATGCGCGTATGGGAGATCTTGCAAACCGCGTGACTGCCGCGCTTGGAGGCAGTGCAGATAAGCCTTCAGCCGGCATGCAGGCATCTTCTCTGAAGGGACTGTCGGAAAGCGATGCGATCAAGAAGGTCGGAGCACTTTTTACTGACAACATGGCAAAGACTGGTATCCTGGCATCGGTATCGCTGGCGCAGTTCATTCTGGAGTCCGGATACGGAAGCAGCGAGCTTGCCCAGAACGCCAATAACCTGTTCGGGATGAAGAAGATCCTGTCCGGGAATAACTGGTCCGGTTCAGCGTGGGATGGAAAGTCCGTTTATACGAAGCAGACGAAAGAGCAGAATCCGGATGGGTCCTTTGTGACGATCACTGCGGATTTCAGGAAATATCTCTGCATCGAAGAATCGATCGCAGATCACAGCGCTTATCTTCTTGGCGCAAAAAACGGAAATGCACTCCGCTATGCCGGCCTCAAAGGCTGCAAGGATTACAGGAAGGCAGCAAAGATCATCAAGGACGGCGGATACGCGACCTCGCTTACCTATGTGGATCATCTCTGCAAGCTGATCGAGCAGTGGAACCTTACGCAGTACGATGTGACAGGGACTGTTCCTGTCTCCCCGGAGCCTGCTCCCGTTTCACCGGATACAGTGAAGACTTTCCCGGATACGCCTTTCACGGTCAAGGTCATTATTGATGACCTGAATTACCGCTCTGAGCCTTCCATGCAGGGAGCTGTCAACGGTCAGACCGGCAAGGGTGTGTTCACGATCATGGAAGTAAAGGACGGCTGGGGAAGACTGAAATCCGGAGCTGGCTGGATCTGGCTTGAGAATCCGAGTTACTGCACAGTACAGGGAACGGTGAAGACGGTAGAGCCTTCTGATGTTCCGTTCCTGTTCCACGTGCCGATTTCTGACCTTACTATCCGTAAAGGCCCCGGAACGGATCATAGCAGCACAGGACAGTATACCGGGATCGGTACGTTTACGATCCTTGAGGTACAGCCTGGCAAAGGCTCTGTGTCCGGCTGGGGGAGACTGAAGTCCGGAGCCGGCTGGATCGCACTCGATTACGGAAATCGCGTGTAAGATGCGAGCAAAATGAATCAATCTGAATACCTCATCGGCTTAAAAACCGATGGGGTATTTTTTACAGTTATTCGCGTTTTAATGGGAAGTAATTCTCCATAAAAACCTTGGAAACTAAGCATATTTAGCTTGCTATAAGAGCCGTGCAGAGCGAACATGTCACTACCTTAAGAAGGCTTTCAGAAGGCGACAGTTCAAGCTTTTCGGCAGAAATGGAGGAAAGAATGAAGAAGAAAACAGGTCGCCCTTCGGCAAACAGCAGGGCGGAAAAAGAAGCGGCAGAGATCTGCAGAATGTATGCAGATTCGTCGAAGCACATGGAACAGATGCAGGAATCCCTGGATTTAGTTCACTCACAGCAAAAGAGACCGATTAGCGCAGTACACGAGAAGATGCTTAAAGACCGCGAAACGGAGATCCTTAACAAGATGGAAGCGGATGTTCGTGCGGTTACGGTATTCGAATCCGCTCTGGTTGATATGGATGTGAGAACGAGAGCCATGATGGAGGACCTTTATAAGAATGGAATCCTCTGGGACAACATCAAAGATGCGGAAGGAAATCCAATGGGAAGAAGCAGTATCGGATATTTCAGAAGACGCGGGCTGGTGGCAATCATCGCGGCGGCGAATCAGTACGATTCGATATGCGGAAAGGAGAGAAAACTTGGCTGAAGAAACGAAGAAAACAAGGGCTGCAGCCTACTGCAGAGTCAGTACGCTGGCAGATTTCCAGGACGGCTCCTATGAAGTCCAATGTGAGTATTACAGGAAACTGATTGAGGCTGACCCTGCGATGGAACTTGTCGGGATCTATGGCGATCACGGGAAAAGCGGAAAGAACATGAAGAATCGGCCGGAGTTCCAGCGCATGATTAAGGACTGCGAGGCGGGAAAGATCGATCTGATCCTCACAAAATCGATCTCGAGATTTGCCAGAAACCTGAAGGAGTGCATCGCTATGATCCGACATTTAAGGGAGCTGGGAGTAGCCGTAAAGTTTGAGCGCGAGGGAATCAGCACAGCAGATATGGACAGTGAGCTGCTCCTCAGCATTCTTGCGACAATCGCGGAAGAAGAGAGCCGCAGCATCGGTCTTAACATGCGCTGGAGCCGGCAGAAACATAATGAGAAGGGAATGCCCTGGGAAGCGGCGAGGTACGGATACATTTCTATCGGAAAAGAACATCGCTGGGAGGTGGTTCCGCAGGAAGCGGAACATGTCAGACAGGCGTTTTACCTGGCGGGGATGTGCTTTACCTACCCGGAGATCATTGAAGAAATGAACAACCTGGAGGAGGCGGAGGGGACCGGAAAGGTCTGGAACCATTCCACAATTCTCAACATGCTGGAGAGCCTCGCATACACCGGGGACTACCTGACGAACAAGGAATGCACGATCGTCGATGAGGACGGTCAGGTCCGCCGGGTGAAGAACAAGGGCTATGTCGATCAGTACCTTCTGGAGAATCATCATGAAGCGGTCATCAGCCACGAGCTTTACGATGCAGTGCAGGACCTTCTAAAGCATAAGATCCTCTTCGGGAACCGGTCAAGGTTCAGCGCAGAGGACCAGGCTGTCATGGCTCACAGTATGGAAGTAGCAGAAAAGGAGCGTGAATCATGGACAAGGCAGAGCCTAAAGGAAAAGAACAGAACGTAAAGCGCATCTTTCACCCGGATGCGGAGACGGCGGGGAAAGTAGACAGGAAGAAGCTCAAAGCGGCGGCGTACTGTCGAGTCTCGACAAAGAGCGAAGGGCAGCACACCAGCTATCAGACTCAGGTCAGTGTATTTGAAGATTACATTAAAGCAAATCCTGACTGGGAGTTCGTCGGTATCTACGCAGATGACGGCATCACCGCCAAGCGGGTCACGGAAAGGAAGGATTTCCTCCGGATGATAGAGGACTGTGAGGATGGCCTGATTGATCTGATCATTACGAAGAGCATATCCCGCTTTTCACGAAATACACTTGATGCACTTACATACATCCGGCATATGAAAGACATAGGCGTCCGGATTATTTTTCAGAAGGAGAATATCGATACCGGCGCTGCCTACTCGGAAATGCTTCTCACGGTCCTTACCGCATTCGCGCAGGAAGAGAGCCGGTCGCTGGGAGAGAACGTACGTCGGGGGATCCAGATGCGGCATAAGATGGGACAGCCGCGGTGGGTCAATATCTTGGGCTATACAAAGGATGACGAAAATGAGTACATCATCGTGCCGGAGGAAGCCGCGATCGTCCACAGGATCTTCGATCAATATGAGATCGGAACGACACCGCCGGTGATAGCTGCGGGTCTGGAAGCAGACGGCATTCCGTCTCGGTTCGGGATGCATTGGGACGACAGCGTGATCCGTGCGGTCATCAAGAATGAGAAGTACGCCGGGGACGTCATGATGCAGAAGAACTACACGCCGGGCATGCCCGGTGCAAAGCAGGAGCGGAACCTGGGTCAGAGACCGACCTACTATGTGAAAGACCATCATAAACCGATCATCAGCAGGAAACAGTT